TGCTTGACCAGGTGTTAGTGGTACACCTTTTTTTTGTAAATCTTTAGCTACTTTTGATTTTGCTGGCAATAATTTATCAGCACCTACACCAACCGCACCACCAAGCGCGCCACCAATAACAGCACCTTGTAATCTGCTTTGTGTGTCCTCGCCAGTTCCAACGCCATATAAAGCGCTTTGCCCAGCTGCAATTTTACCAGCACCTTGCAGACCAAATCTACCTGCCAAACCCGAACCACCAGTTAAAAAAGTGCTTGGTATAGCACCAATAATTTCTATTCCATAAGCTGCTGCTGGTGCTTGTTCTCTAAAACTTTGAAGTTCAGACCTTGCTTCTTGTAAAGCATCATCATAATTTACATCTTTTTGCAATGATCTTGCAAAAGCCTCAACTTCGTCACCAAAACCAAATAATAAACCTTGTCCTAGTGATCTAGCTAAACCAGCCCCAATGTTTTGTGGTGCTTTTTGTCCGTAATCTACTGGTTTAGGTGCTGCCATACTATATACCGCTTACATCCTCTTCTGAAAGAACTCTAAATTGCCCATTAATAGCATCAAAAACAAAATCACCAGCTTTAATTTCACCAGATTTTACTTTGTTGTCAAAATCTGCATCAGAATTGTAAGATTTAAAAACTGGTCCTAGTTTTTGGTCAGCAAATTCACCAAAGCCTAACAAATTACCATTTTCTTTAATATATTTTTCCATCAAAAACAATCTTTTTTTATTATGTTTTGCCAATGCTTGTAAACCGCCAACTAAAACTTTGTTACCTTCAACTGTATTACCCAAATTTGGCACGGCTGATCTAAATAAGGTTATTTCAGTATCAGATGTTGAACCTGAACCCGCTACTCTCATCCTAGGTATAAGATAGCTAGTTATACTTAAAAATAATTCTTGTTGGTTTAAATTATCTAATTCTTCTTGCGGCAAAATATTTAATCCAGCTGCAATTCTTTTGAAAGGTATTTTGATTTCTTCAATAACTCCAGTTTGAATAGGATCACCACCCGCCAATTGTTTCTCTAAAATATCAAGTCTAGGCTCTAAATCAGCAAAATTGTTTACAACTTTTTGTGACTCCTCTAGTAGTTTAAATGCTGATTTAGCTGCTTCTTGTTGAAAAACCTTTTGTCTAGTATCAATATTAATATTTGGACTTTTGTCTAACATGTCAGCAGCTTGGTCAAATGTAAACCCCTTGCCTTGTAAAAACTGTAAATCTTTTTGAAATGCAGTTCTTGAGTCTTTTGCTGGTAATAATAGGTTTTCTGCAATTTTTTGGTTAACATTTGCATAACCAGCTAGACCTAAATTTTTTAATAGAGTTGCTTTACCTGGATCTGTTTTTTCTGCTATAGCAACAGCTTCCTCATATTGTTTTTGTAAATTTTTTCTTGATTGTTGGTTTTGTCTAGCTTGCGCACGCGCTATAGCATTTGTAGTAGCGTCTTTACCCTGAAAAGCCTCTCCAATTGTAATTAAGGATTCAGAAAGGCCAAGCCTTCTGGCTTGTTTTCTTTTTTTAACATAAGCATCAATTTCTGCTTGTGTCATTTTTTCTAATTCTTCTTGTGTTTTTAACTCATTTGGATCATCACCAAATCCGCCTATTGTTGCTAACCTATCTCCAAAACCTGTTAGATTTGGTATATTTGTTGGTGCTGGCATGACTGGTGTTATTGGGCCTATGTTTGGTTGTATAGTAACCATGCCAAAAGGATTTGTTAAATTTATCGTCATTTATAAAACCCCGTAATTTACTTTGTAAAAACCATTAGCATCTTTAATTACTGCCTCAGGCATATACTTTATTACCTCTTGTGCAATTACGCCTATTTCTGGAGTATCAATACCAAGTTCTTTTGCTTTTGCGTTCCATTTCCAAATATAAATATTGTGTCCATTTTTAGATTGTCCAATCTTTTGTATTTTTTGTTTCAATCTTGCATCAGAAAACAAACTTATTAAAGATCCTATACCGGCTATTGCCTGGCCAAATCCTTCAGCCGTTGCTCCTCTGTTGCTTGTTGTTCCAGAAGTGCTAATTAATGGTGTACCCATACCTGCTTGCAACAAACTAAGTTGTTGTGGACCATAAGTCAAGGCTCTATCAAATTCACCTCTTGCAGCATCTATACCTGCTTGTTGTAGTAGTTGTTGTTGCGCGCCTATACCACTTAACAAGCCAAGGTTTTGTAGTTGTGATCCTTGTAAACCACCAAGTAAATTAGCTTGTTGTTGTCTTGCTCTTAGTTCAAGCTGTGGAGCAAACATAGCTAACTGTTGTTGTCTTGCTAAATCGCTCTCCGCCGCCCTCTGCGCTTGCTCGAAACCAGCTTGTCGTAAGTTTGCTGCTGTTCTTGCCTGTGCATCTATAAATGGTCTTTGTGATTCTGATTCTAGTATTGCAGATCGTGAGCCACCAAACGCGCCCGCTCTGATTGCTCTATCCTGCGCGCCACCACGCGCTATATCTGCCTGTCTTTGTATATCGCCTAACGCTTGATCTATAACTTGTTGTTGAAACGGCGATTGATATTGTTCTATTGGCGCATCAAGTAACGATCCTACTTGACCAGTCATAGGTCTTTGTTGTTGTGCTAGTCCTTGTAGGGCTTGCGTTGGATCAAACGCCATACCAGATTCAAATAGTCCTCTAGTAGCCTGAAACTGCTGTAGTTGATCTGGATTAAATCCAGCGACCATTGGGCCTGTATAGGGTATAAATGGCTGTTGTGAGAGTCCTCTGGCTCTGCCAAATAGTTCTTTAAATTGTTGTTCTTGGAAAGCTGGTAAACTAGCTTCTTGAGTTGTTGTGGTTTTTCCTTTGCTCATAAGTCTTTTCTAATTAAATATTCTGTTTCAAATCCAAGATGTTTTATTTTTCTAATCCATCCTTTTCTTCCGCCACCATAAAGTCTTTTTATACCTGCCGCCTTTGCAAATGCTTCTATTGACGGCAACATTTCTTCTAATTCTTTATAGTCACCACCACAAAACAAAAGGTTTAACGCTTTTACTTGTGGATATAGTACAAACTCTGTTATATAAGCAGACCTTTTGCCTGGCCATAAGTGGAATATTCCTGATCTTATTTTATCTTCAATATCGTTAATTGTATAGGAATCTTGATACTTTACTGCTTTTTCAATAAAAGGCTTACATCTGGCCCATTCTTGTTCCCAAGGCTGTTTTTCTTGTGTTTT